AAGCGAAGTAACAACAAGCTCCGACGTCGCGCCGCCTACAAGCTGATTACCATCTCCGCCCGCCTTACCTATGTACAGCTTATTTTCATCATTCACAAAGCCAAATTCACCCTCAGAAAGCTGAGGCAAATCCGCCTTATTTCCCCGTCTTATCTGTAATTTCCTATATGCCATATCCTGCCTCCTTAAAATTTCCCGCTTGATGCGTTATAAGGTCAGGTTCAAAGTCACCACAATCAATATTCATAAAGTCTGTAATGATGGCATCTATCTTACTTAATGCTTCTTCTGCTTTCAATGCACTATCACTTGCCAACCTCACACAATCTTCTACCGTTGTTTTGACGCTCTCGTACTCATCCCTTGCCTCAAGAACGACTTGGCAGGCATAAATCAAATTCGTAAGGACAGGATAGTGTGGATCAAGTGTAAAATCATACCCTGTGCCAAGGTCGGATACTACGCTGAAACAAACTCTTGCTGTTGATATTCTGCGTTTCTGCTTATCAAACAATTCAAGCGTAGCAAAGCATTCTCCTGCCTCGGAAATAGCACTCGATGTCGGAATTATAATAACCGTAGATGTTTCTTTATCAATCGCAATATTCCCTTCTTGCACCCCTACTGTGTCCGATCCTATCGGTGCATTAGGTGCTCCTGGAAGCGGTGGTGCAATCGGTGCATTAGGATCGACAGGAACTGCTCCCGTTCCGGCATCACCGCTGCCGCTGACATCAAAAGCGGTCGAATCAACCTCTATATTTCCGTCTGGACGCAAAACTGTAAAGGTTACGCTTTCTACATCGCTCATATCGAACGGCTTTCCGTGGCGATTAAGAAGTGTTATTATAAACTTGTTTGCTCCCGTATCATTTTGCACAACAGAGCCTATATGCTTATGCTCCTCTCCGTTTCCGAAAACAGGAAGCTGCGTATTAAATATTTTCTCACTCATAAAAGCCTCCTATAAATAAAGCGGGAGAAATCTCCCGCCTTCCGAGACGGCTTATTCTATATCGTACCGTCTGCTTTTAGTCTCATACTCTCTTGCGTAGAGTTCTTTCATATCTGCGGCGTAATTGTCCTGCGCCTCGCTCTGATTGAGTGCAAGAGCGTGCTTACGTTTCACAAGCACCGTTTTTCCTCGTTTTATGACGCAGTTTTCGCCGTTTACTGAAACGAAGACATCCTGTGAATACTTATCATTGTCCTTAAAGAGTTTTACGGAAACTCTCTCTTCGAGATAATCGTCGGTATCCACAGTTTCAGGCTGCTCGCCGCTTGTCTGTGACTGTTCCTTTGCCCCACCTATGATTTTTTCTGCTTCTGCCTTCGCGTTTTCGATTATTTCATTTGCGGTCTTTGCTGCCTCTTCTGTCTGCTTATTTATTTTTTCTTCGGCTTCGGCTAATTTCTTCGCAAAATACTCTTCAAAGTCATAAGCCTGTTCTGCTCCGTTTGCGGTCTGTGTTGCCGCAGCATTATTTTTTGTATCACCCATAATAAACCTCCTGTTATGGTGAGTGGGATTTGCGTTTTGCAAACCTTACACTAATTTGCTCCGCTCTCGAATGTCGAAGCGGTTTCAATTCTCAGAATAAACTGCTCAACAAGTCTTTCAGCAGTCTTCGTAGCCTTCCAGCCTACTGTTGCTCTCTGATTGAGCGGGTCTGCTGTTCCCGATGATCCAAGCTGCTTTACGATATGCTGTAATCCGCCGCCCTGAATCTCTGTAACGCCGTAAGCGTTATCGCCAATCATAAGCGTCGAATATACATCTCTGCCTTCCGCTCCTGCTTCACCTGGATAGATTATCGTTCCCGCAGTCGTAATAGTCGGTGCCTCCGTAAGCGTTATCTTTGCGCTTCCTGCGGCACCTGCTGCTGCACTTTCGATTTCGTTCGGAACACCACTGATTATTACGGTTCTTCCTGTCATCTTCGCAGCCTGTCCATCCGATATAGCCTCTGCTACTGTAACGACCTTGCCGCTCACCGATCCGATCTTGAGATTTCTCACAGCAGATGCGTTCTCTGTCTGCGGAAGAAGGTCATCAGCGTGCCATATCTTCGCTTCGGTCGTCTCTACAAATCTGCAGCCGCCAAGTCTTCCGACTTCGCCCTCAAAAATCTGCTCGGAACCTGCATATTCCGCAGCTGAGATCCAGCGCTTGTCTTCCATAAGGTCGAACAGCGTGTCAGGATGCGCTATTACTATGTAGTAGCCGTCAATCTTCTCAGCCTTCTGCACCTTGAGCGCTCTCACGCCTGTATTGATAGCCTTAACGGTGAGATAATTGCTGTTATCAACACCACCGACGAGCTTGTATCTCGCAGCCACATTACCCTCTCCGTATTGTACATTAGTACCGCCGTTGAGGACCTCTCTCGTAATCGTGTCAAGCGTTTCTCCCGCCTGATTTCCGAGCAGCTTCGTTGCCTGCACGAGATTGTTGTCTATAGCTGTAAGAATAAGCATATCCGAAACCTCGATGTAATCGCCGTACTGCTCTACGGTCGCCGTGAGTGCAGTTACATTGAGCTTCTTGCCTTCCGGAGTAACACCTTCTGTCAGCGGCGTGAGCGCCTTTACAAGTGGAGTATATCTCCTAAACTCCACCGTCTTGCCTCTGCCCTTCGGAATCGGCACCTTCTGCCCGAACTGGTCGTGCACAAGTTTCGGCACGGCGTTGTCGATGAGGAAATCCGCATAAAAGGTTTTCATTTCCGGCGACAGTTCATTATCTGTTGTCACATTTGTGTTGTTGAACATCTGGAGGTTCAACATTATTAAATCTTTGTTCATTTTCTTCACCTCTCCGCTATTGCAAAGGGTTAGAATACAATCTGTTCTCCCCTTGCAACTCTTATTGCAATTTCTCTTCTATCGGCAGGAGTGAGTTTTGAGACATCGCTCTTTACATTTATTGCTGACTGAGAGCCGAGACCATTTTCTGCCGGGCGTGACTGCCCTGCTCTTATAGAATCGGCAACCTTCTTTTCGGCTGCTGCGGCTGCTTTCTTCTGCTCGTCGTCGAAATGAACAACCTTGTATGCTGACTCCATCTCGACGCCTCGCGATATGAGGTCGACAAAATCTTTATTCTTGCACTCTTCCGCAAGGTCAAATCCTTCGATTTTTCCCTTGAGTACTTCTGCTTCTCTTGTCCAGCCGTCATAGATCTGTCTTATAGCGTTATCTCTCTGCTGTGCTTCTGCCTGCGCGCGGAATGTGGCATTCTCAAGCTCCATTCTGCGCATCTGCTTTGCCTGTTCTATGGTAAGTCCCTGTTCATCGGCTACACGCTGCCAATAATCATTGTCATTGTCCATTGCTTCAAGCAGCTTCTGATAATTTCCGTCGGTAATTCCGTATCTCTGCATTACTTCATTCAGTAATGCGTCTCTCTCCTTGGATTTTCTTTCCGCCGCCTTATTTTCCTTAAAGCGCTCGTTAATGATGCCTTGAACTCTTTTGCCAAACAGGTCTTTGAATCTGCCGTTTATAATCTCTTCGAACTCTTCTGCTGTCGGAGGTGTTTCAACATTCCCCTCTTCTGCGCTATCAGACTGCTGACCTGCCCCTTCTGGCTGTTTTCCATACAGGACTTTTTCTGTCCCCTTGCCGTTTGAGGACTGTGTTTGAGATGCGGCACTTGCTCCCTCGCCTCCTGCTGCCTGAGCCGCAGCACCACCGCCTGCACCTGCTCCGTCGAACAACATAAGGTTTATCTCTGGGATATTTCTTAAACTATTCATTTTTTCTCTCCTCTCATCGTCTTTCCGAAGTGTCATCTATTTTCTTTATATCAAAGTTTGAAGAAAAAGTAGACGAAAATTATAAAAAATTTTTTACGCTATGATTGAAAGGTTCTCAGGGTACTTTTCAGCAATGCGGCTCAAGGTATTCACTGCCGCATTGTATATAGCTCCGCAGATAATCTCTCCCCTTTCGTGCTTTGATACAGCTTTTATTCTCGCTTTGCCGTTGTCAAACTCCCACTCAAAATCTATATAGTCACTTTCTGCGGCAAGTCCGTCAACGATAAGGTTTGCTACTGTGCTTATGGCAGAACATACTATATCCTTTCCTGTTTCGGCATAATTAGCGTGCCCGTCAAATTCTATATCAAAATTACGCTCATCTTGCTTATATGTTACCTTCGTCATTCACGCTCACCCTCGCCCTTTCCTGTAATCTTGCTCCGTACGGTGTTGTCGCGTTTTGAAGTGCTCCGTCCATTCCTGCAGTCAAATCGGATCCGAGAACTCTCCCTGTGCTCGGTGTCGTTCCCGCTTGCGGCGCGTTCATCTGCTGTATCATTGCCATTTGCTCTGACGACGGCATACTTCCCATAGCGCCGTCTGTAACCTGATGCAGTTGCATATTCACAATAGCAAGCTGTACAGTAAGCTGCTTTACCGTTTCGAGCAGCGTCCTGTTTTTGCTGATTTTCTCTACGAGCGCATCTTTGCCCTCAAAGTCCATCATTGAAAGCAGAATAAGCGCCTGATCTGCATTGTCAGGTACAAAAACGCCCATATGATAGAGCTCTTTTGCTGTCTCATTCTGTGCCATTCTACTAAATGGATTGCTTCTCTGCGGCTTTACCTTAATATCAAACACAGGCATCCTGAATGTCGGCGTGCCACTTGCTTGTAATCCGGTCTGCTGCATAGCAATGTTTTTATTCGAATAGCTCACATAGTCAAACGCTTCGCCTTCACCGATTATTCTGAACGTTCTCTCCACATCATAGAACTGCCTTATCATCTCTATTGCGAAGTAGTTAATCTCTGTGTATGCATCATATGATAACGCAAGCATATCTCTTGACAGCTTATTTCCTGCCTCTTGCAGAGCCGATATCGCCGCTGCAGCCGTAACTCCACTCGCAGCAGAGCCTTGATTGACATCACGGTTACCCGAAGTTTCCTTGAGCTCGTCAACCTTAAACGACATAAAGTTGAATGCCATACCGTCAAGAGGCTTGTCCTCTATCAGCTTAAAGTTTCCGTCCAGTGTCCCCGTTGCGTCCACGAGGTCGTTTGAAAGGTCTCTGAACTGCTCCTTATTAACACCGCTGTTTTCCTTGTACAGATACCTTGCGCGTGATGTCCTCGCCACATTCTCGGCGATAATCTGATTGAGCTTGTCTATGTATGTCTGCGAGTCCTTGCAGAGGTCTACATATCCAAATCCGAACGGCGTACCTTCTTCCGGGAAGAGCACATCGAATACGACAGGGTATTTTCCGTGGTCGTACCAGCCTCGTTCTGCATAATCAGGGTCGTTTTCCGATGCGTAAAGTATAGTCTCGCCCACATACTGCACTCTGTGGAGTATTGTTCGCCCGCCTACCTTACGCTTGTAGTACCAGTCCACAACAACGCTTTTATCTGTCGTGTCAATAGTATCGTCGAATTTGTATTCTGCAACATCTATTGTTTTTACGCCTGTCTTGAGATCTTTGACATCAGGATATTCGGACTTGATAGCATCATTGTCCTTGAGTGCCACAATAAAAAGGTTTTGTGAGTCTTGGATATCACGCACGCCTGGTTCCCAAAATATATTGAGCAGATCTATCTGCTTGACCGAAATATCGCCGAGACCATTTTCAAACCCGTTATCCCAAAAGATACCGTACACCGCGGTCCCGTGCTTTAGCTTATACCACCACGCATCTGAATACACGCGCTTGAACTTGTTGCGCTCGAAGATTACCGGAAGTATCGCTGATAATGTATTTGCTTCCTGCTCGTCGTTACGCTCCCTCGGAAGCACATTCGGCTCAGGGTAATTATCCATAGCGTCAGCGTGTTTATTAAAAATAGAGTTGAACATCCACCCTGATGCAGGCTCTATTCTCTCACTTGCATTCTTGCCGGAGTTATATTTATTCCTCACAAACTCCCAGTGCCGCATCTTATACCACTGCTCGTTCTCAACGATGCGCTTTTCGAGTGACTCTTTGCCCTCTTTGTACTTCTTCATTGTCGCTGTCGCATCGGCTATTTCTTTTTTCGTTATCTTGTCTACTCCTGTCTCAGTTTCAGCAGGTGCGCTTCCTTCGGGAGGTATTAAGCTTTCTTGCGGATTTACCACCGGCGCCATTTTTCTCAGCTCTTCATTGTTTATCACTGCCACTTGTCCGTTCTCCTTTCTATCTGTTCAAATAATCAAATTTGTTATATACATACGAGCTCTTGTGCAGATCAAGAGGATCATCGAGGACTATCTCTCGCTGTTTCTCCATTCTCGGAGCAATCGGATTTTCCATACACACATATCGCCACTCGTCATATATATGGTCTTCCATCTTCGTGTCCACATCTTCGGGATTGTGCTCGGAATATTTTAAAAGCGGGATTGTCCTTATAAAATTCTTGCAGGTTGAGAAGACATAAAACATCGGTATACCGTTATCGTCAAACGCAAGCCTGTAATGACACTGCATCTTCCCTGCCATTCGTGTATTGTCCGCAGGCTCAAAGTAAACACGGTATCGTTCCATCATTGCCGCCACACTCTCACCCCTGCTTTCATCGAATATTGATGGATCGGCGATACCTATGATTCGTCTGCTGTGCAAGTTATCGTCCTCGTCCTCTATTCGCGCTATCTCTTCTGCTATTCTATTCGGTGACCACTTAAGACCCTCGTCAGGCTCTCCTGTACAGCCGTAGAGCTCTCTTATGCGATACAGTCTGCCGTCGTGATCTGCAGCATACCAGCCGACGGAAAAAGGCTTGCTGTATCCAAAATCGAAGCCCCTATATATAAGCCACTCTTTCGGTATCCTGAACGGTGCAATTACATTGCTGCCTATTCTGTCATCGTAATGCTCGACATCGTCTATAAACTCCTCGAACACCTGCCCGCCGTCAATTCCCCAGTTGCCGAGCCCTGCCACAAGATAACGCTTCGGATTTTCAATCTTCATCGTTTCAAACATCTTGCGGTCGGCGTCATCAAGCCATTCGTTACACATATAATTCGTCGTCATTGCGAGGATATCAGGCGTTTCGGGTGCGTCGAAAAACCTTTTCTTGCCCCAGAAGCTCTCGCTCCACGGATTAAATGTGAGAGTAAGCTGTTTGAATAGTCCTGTTTCATCAGGAATTTCGCCTCTGATTGATTCGTCAATCATATTGAAATCGGATTCTTTCTCAATCTCATATGCTTCTTCAATCCACGCCCAGCAAAGATATCCTTTTTCTACTGTTACCGACGCGATTCTGAGTGGATCGTCAAGCCCTCGAAATAAAATCTTTTGCCCTGTCGGCATATATGTAGCCTCAAGCGGAGAGACTGTAAACTTCCACTTGTCAGCAACTCGCAAACGATTTGCCGCCCACTTGAGGTCTGTCCAGCAGCTATCCTTGAGAGTATTAAACACGCGCCTCACAACGAGCAGATTTGCGTCCGGATATTTCATCATATGGACGATGAACCATAGTGCTGTCGTCTTTGACTTCTTGCTTGCTCTGCTGCCTTTTATGACCCTGTATCGACCTCTGAAACGCCAAAACTTCCCATAGCCTTTACCGACAACATCAGGCAGTCTCACGCGTATCTCGTTAGTCTTCAATATCGTCAACCCCTTCAAACACGACTGTCCTTATGCCCTCGACATCGAGCTTATCTGTGAACAGGCTGTATCTCTTTCCGAGAAGCTCAGCAGCCTTGTTCGCGTCCGAAAGCTTGGCGGGTATCTCAACGATTTCCGCAGTCTCTTCTTTTACCGTCTGTTTGCGCATCGTTCCGTTTTCGTCCGGAACATATGCAGAATGCTCTTTTGTCATAGTAACAACGATGCTCTCTTTGTATTCTCTGCGCATCACTGCTGTCAGGTATCTCATCACTTCTTCGGCGTTCGCAATGCTTGCACTGCTCATTTTGGCGAGTTTTTCGTCTATATATTCCCGAATCAGAGGTTTTGAGAGGTTTTCTGATCCAATCCTCTGCGCCGTCTTCTCGCTGTATCCTGCCCGAATTGCCGCCTGCGTTGCGTTGCAGTCAATCAAATACTCTTCTGCAAATCGTCTCTGCTTGTCCGTCAATTTATCCATACCGTCTACCTCCTTTATTTCACGCTATCATATTTTTTCAGAAAAGTAGACGAAAGACCGTGCCTATATTGACACGGTCTTTTTCAACTATTATTTTTCTACCCCGCTATGTACTGTATGATATTTGCAGCCGACTGAACAGCAAGGCAGGCGCAGGTTAATTTGATAACCCCTATAATAATCCCTGCTATTATAATCGTCCCGATCCCAGCTTCGGGATCTCTTTCTATTTTCACATTACTGAATGCAACAAAGCTGCACACCACAAGTTTAATTATATCCGCTGTCATATTTCCATCCTGCAAAGTTAAAATCCTATAAGGTCAATTCCTGTCTTTTCTTTTATGTTGTCACGCATCGCATTTATAGAAATTAGATGATCGTCAAGGTATCCGGCATACCGCTCCACTCTGACGGCAATGTTTGCGACTGCATCCGCATCTATCCTCAGCTCGTCAGCGGTTGCCGCCAGCGTGAGAAGGATCGCCTTTGCCGTTGTCTCTGCCGCAATCTTTTCTTTCACCTTGTCAAGCTGCTTGTCCGATAAACAATACTTTGCGCTTCTGTTACGCTTGCTCATGCTCATTCTCCTTCCACTTCCTGCATGAGCCATTGTTTTATACCGCCACTACAATCAACTCCGCCACAATCTTCTAATGAGTAACAACATGTGATACAATCACTTGACCAGTTTACATCACCTATCCATTCTGCCATTTCCTCAACGCTCATCTGCTTTATCCTCTCAAAACGGGTCATCTTCTTCTGTGCAAAATCTGCGCAATTCTTGTAATCTCCCGTCGTTGACAGCGGCTTTGTGCAGCTGTTGCGCTTTGCGCATTCTTTACAATTCGTCATAATCCACCTCAAATATCTCTCCGCAATCGCTCGGCACAAACTCATATATACTATCAAACTCTTTGCGGCTGTTTGCACCGCATCCGTCACCAGTTTGAAGATTCATATAATGAACTGTACCGTCTTCACTTACCCATAAACTGTCATGCTTGTCCATTCCAATTTTATGTACTTTGTTGTCTATCTTATCATGTACATATATGTCGCAAATTGTTCTGTGTTTCATCTCAATGGTCTGCGCTTCCTGCTCAAAGACTTTCGCTCTTATATTGTATAGTTTAGCCTTTCTTTTAAGTGCTTTAATTCTTTTTGCACTTTCATAAATCCCAAGCCCCATTCGGATCATCGCTACTATACAGGCAACAATTATTGTCATAAGCACAACAGCATATAAAATGTCTATTATAATTGTCATTGTTTCGTTATTCATTTTCTTCCTCCTGTATCTTTGCAACTCGTTCTTCGCTCATAGCGATGTATGCGGCATTGATATCGATACCTATACATTTTCGCCCGTTTTTAATTGCTACTGCGGCCGTAGTACCACTACCATTAAACGGGTCAAGTACCGTTCCACCCTTCGGACACCCTGCAAGTATACACGGCTCTATCAACTTTTCGGGGAATGTAGCAAAATGCGCTCCCTTGTATCCTTTTGTCGAAACGATCCATACATCGCGTTTGTTTCTCAGTCCTGTTGCGTTCTCTATATTGCCGTGACTCTCACGCTCTGCAGATGCTGAATTATTGAACGCCGTATTGTTCGTATACGCGCCGCCACCTCTGAATGTTCGTGCGTTTCCTTTCCTGCGCCCTGCATTCATCTGCCCAATTACCCCCTCGCTACCTCTTGGAGAAGTCTTGTCAAATCCTACTGCCGACTCTTTGATTGCTTCGTAGTCGAAGTAATATTTGTTCCTCCTAAAACATTCTCATCTATATTCTTTCTCCTTGTAAACATAGCTTCTTCCTTTGCCATAAACAACAATTGACCCCTTACTTTCATAATCTCTTATAATGCTTTTTGGATCTTTCTTAATTTCAATAGCATATTGCCGCACTGCCTTAATCGGGGATTTAGCATAAATATATATGTCATCCGCAAAAACCCCTTTATTAAGATCTGATATGCGATATTTGGTATCCACCGTTTTGGCTCCTGTCGAATATTTATTTAACTCATATTTCATTGTCTTTCTCCAGTCTTCTGCCTATTTCATAAATGACATCTACTGTCACACCGTTTCCAGCCTGTTTATATAATTGACTATCTGAATTGACCGCTTGTGCGCAATCAAAATATTTATCTTCCCAGCCCTGCAAGCGAAAACACTGTTACCGTGTGCATCATACGGTAGCTTGCGCTTGCGAATTTATCTATCTCGCAGTAGCCAACACATTTATGCCCTGCCGTTTCAAGGCCTTTTCTAAATCCTCCAATGCCTGCAAAGAAATCTATGAATGTTAAACTCATCTCTTCCTCGCTTTCTTTATCCGCGCGGCCGTTATGACCGCGCGGTATAGTCAATTAAGCTAAAACTGTGATTTCTGTGTCATTAAACTGCTCTTCGAGATACGCCTTTATGTTCTGCATTGCCTCGATTTCCCACGCACCGCCGTCAGCTTCAAAGAGTGCGCATTTTACACCTGTGCCGTCGTCACGCATTCTGAATATAAACGCCGATTCCGGCTGTTCTACTTCAAGGAATGTCCTGTAAGGCTTCAAAGTCACAGGGCTCGGAATGAGCGCGTCGCTCTTCGATGCGATGCCTGTCTTTATTGTTGCTTTCTGTGTTACGCCGTTGTCTCCGTATTCTGCAACCGTTCCCGATTCCACCGTACCTGCGAACTGCAAAATTATAGCTCTGTCAGCAGTCGGAATGAACTTTGCTTGTACATTTATGCAGAACTCTTCCTGCCCGACAAAATGCTCAAAAATAAAATCCGGTACTTTAGCCTCTACAAGCACAGCGTTCTCTCTGTCTCTGTTATCATCAAGCTGTGAATACACCGTTATGTGCGTTGGACTGTCTACCACGATAAATAATCTGTTGTGCTTATCCGCCTTGTTTTTGAGATAAGTCGTAAGGCTTGTAAGCGTGTGCAGTGTTATAGGTTTTGCTTTTGGGATATATTTGTCAATTCTGTGCTGTTCCTTATCTGAATATGTGCCTCCGTTTATTTCCGTAATCGTCGGCGCACTCATACCAACTATGTACTGTAATGCTTCTTTGATCATCTTTTTCACCCTTATTTAACCTTTCTAAAATCAATAACCGAATCATTATCTTCCTGTGCATCGTCGCCTATCTTCATCTGCCCGCGGAGCTGCTTGCCGTATTCCTCAGCAACAACTTTTCCTGTTTTGAGGTCTTTACCGACAGCAAACTGCGTTACAACCTCTCCCGCCGACGCAAGCTTCTCCGACACTTTTACCGAAGAAACTACATTGTCGCGGGCTTCGTTCTGCTCAAAACTTATCTTGATTGTTATCTCGCGCTTGTCCTTGTATGGAGTATTCATATCCTGCATATTCTCCATAACTCTTTCAAATGCGTGCTCGAACTTCTCTTGCAGTGCTCCGCCTGCAATGTCTTCTAACCTAATCTTGGCCATTTTCCATTATTCCTCCTGTATTTGTAATTCTTTATCCGTGTATCGAGGTCTCTTCGATACGCAATAGCTTCTCTTTCCGCCGCCCGCGCCTCTCTTATCCTACGCAGCTTTTGTCGCTCAAGGATACGCCGGCGGAACTCTTCTTTGCTCATTCCCATTTGATTGACCTCTCAATTTCGACCGCAAGCCGTTTTTCCGTCCGCAATAGCTTCTCTTTCATCGTCATCTCTATTTCGTAGCCGTTGCCGTACATCTCTGTAAGCTGCCTTAGCATTATGTTGACATCAGCCATTTCCTCGGTGATATTGTCCATTACAGGCGGCGTTATGTAGCCGTGCTTCTCTATATCACGCCAGCCCTTAATTATTGCCTGTGTCAGCTCCGCCATTTCTTCTATGGCTATTCCCTGCTGTGTCGTATCTCCGTATTTCCTGCGCAGCTCCTTGTATAATTCCCGCTCTGTCATTTTGCCGCTCCTTTCTCAACGCCGATCGTAAAGCCCTCTTCGCTCGGCTTGATATAGACTTTTGTCTTTGCGGCTGCTTTGATGTCCTTGTGGCTGATAAAAACGCTGTCCTCGCCGAGCCTGCCGAGCAGTACCGTTATGTGCATTCCCGCAGCTTCAAGTCCAGCGCGTGCCTCCGCCTTTATCTGCTTAACCTCTTCTTTGCGCGCATTCAGCTCGCGCTGTTTCGCCTCGGCAAGATATTTGTATCTCTTCACATCACGCTCAAGATCTGATATCTTGTCCTTGTTTGATTTCTTCGCTCCCACCTTTTTAATCCTCCTCGTACTTTTTGTTCGTCTTGCGCGCAAGCACACAATTTTTGTATCCTTTAATGTTTCCGCAACGCTCTTTGAGGTATCGCCGAAGTTGCTTTCTGTCTGCGAATGTCAATGTCATATCTTCACACGCTATCTTGTTTTCTCGGTCGTACTTGTAAAACGGACAGGCGACATACTTTGACATATCCGTCACCCCCTAAGCGCTTCGGGCGGCACTTCACCCGTTGCCCAGCTGCGCGCGACCGTTTCCCAATCCTCGAAACCTATAACTTCTTCGCAGTGCTTGTAAAATGCCCGCGGAATAACAAGTCCTATTCTTCGGCAATATGCCTCTACCTCGGCAAATGACGGCACGTCGCTTTCGCCTTCTTCGCGTGCGCGCGTGCGCGCATTATCATTCTTAATATTCTTATCATTCTTGACATTATTAACATTCTTATCTTTCTTTACATTCTTAAGATGTTGTTGCTCGTTTGTTGATTGTTTGTTATTCGTTTGTTGCTCGTTTGTTGATTGTTTGTTGATTGATTGTTGTTCGTTTGTTAATGGATTGTTATCCGTTTGTTGCTCGTTTGTTGGTAATCCGTCCTGCAATTGATAAAACTCCCAATTTACAACGGTCGCAACGGTAAATCTGTTTGTTGATTTTAAAGATATTTCTTTTGTGCTTTCGAGTTTTTTTAATGCAGTTCTCACTTGCTGAACAGAAAAGCCGAGTTCATCTGCAAGCCTCTTTACTCCGATAATCGCATCACCCGGATTAAGTTTTTGCCCTTGATAATAGCCTTCCTTAAATGTTGCGATCATCAGAATATGTATAAAAACATCTTTCACAACACTGTTTGAGTACCAGCCCCACTCAATCAACTTTCGATGTATTTTTATAAAACCATTAAGTCCGCCCATACTCCGCCTTACACCTCTCTTATTCGTATGCCGTGCACATATAGCATCAGCTTTCGCTTGATTATGTAATCCTTTGTCCTTACGCCCTTGGTGTCCTCAACAACTATCTTTCCGTTTTCATTGTAAGCGAAATCAGCCACATAATTTACAGCCCTCTCTGCTATCATTTTGCCGTCCTCGGCATATTGATGCGGAATAAGCTCAAACTTTACCTGCCGCCGGAGGTCATTTATCTCGTGAGCCCGTTCGAGAAGTTTAAGTTCCTGCCACCGCGCAGCCTCTTTCTTGCTGTCAAACTTTATACCGTCGATCTCAGTTTTCACATTCCTATACTTCATATAACCCTCCTAAAACGGCATATCGTCATCTTCGAGCGCCGAGAAGCCTTCCGGTATTCCCGTATCCTGCGGATTGTAGCTGTTCTGCTGCGGCGGTGCTTCCTTATTGCCGCCACCGCCGCTCTTACTCTCGACAAACTCTACATGGTCTACAGCTACCTTATAGCTGTACTGTTTATTTCCGTTCTTGTCAGTATAGTTGTTGTTCTGTATGTGCCCTTGTACGCCAATCGGCTTACCCTTCGTGAAAAATCTTTCAATAAACTCAGCCGTTTTGCCGAAAGCTACACAGTCTATATAATCAGCTGTAGGCTGATTGCTGTTCTCGTCTTTCGCTTTATGTCTGTCTACAGCAACATTAAACTGCGTAACAGCCATTTGAGACTGCGTATATCTTGTTGCAGGATCGCGTGTAAGGCGACCTATAAGTATTACATTATTCATCTTTCCTCTCCTTGTTTTAACCCTGTTTTCGCCCCGTAGCGAAAAGAAATTTGCTTTGCCGATAAATTACTCAACATTACCTTTTTTACCGTCAGCGGTTATCCCACGCCGCTTTTAACTTCGCAAGTTCATTCGGTGTCATCGTCTCAATTCCCGCCGCTTTACATTCCTGTACAGTAAGGTCTATAAGGCGTGACATCTGCTCCGTGTCATATTCGGATGAGCCACAATAAAGTTTAATATTACTACAACCATCTAATTTTGATGGGAAAACTTCTGTCTGCCAACCTTCACCCTTTAGCGCCCACCACCGGCAAAGGGTTTCCACTGTCTCATTCTGTGCGCACACAACATCATAATTTCCGCCGATATCCCGTATAAGTTCCCTGTATGTATCGGTCTTGTTCACTCCATTGCGCGCAGCGAGCTTACCGCACAGTACCCAAAAGTACGCATTTGCGTCAAGTGACCTCTTCTTACGCTTCGGGGATATTTTAAGTTCGATATCCTTGCCTATATCAATGTCATCTATATTCGGGAATATGTCTGACACATAGACCGCTGCGCCTCGTTCGAGCGGTATCACAAGATTAACTCCCGCATAAAGAGGATCTAATCTCGGTTTATCTCTCAGTTTCATATCATCAGTCCTTTATGTAGTTCTTACCAAATATCTTCATGAAGTCCGCGCGGCTTCCATGCACCTTTTCAAATGCTTTCTGCCCTATACGGTGAAGATAATTCGCCGTAACTTCATTATGATGTGCGCCCTTCGGCGGCTCGTTATGGCAGTTATGACACAGAGTCACTTTCAGCCCGTACTCCTCGCTGTTTCTTCTGTTCGCGCCGCCGAATATATGATGTTCCTCGAAACAAGCGCCGAAGTCCGTACGCCCGCATAAAAAGCATTTCTTTTCTTCTGTCTGCTCCTGTATTATTGATTTCATTTCGGCATTTCTCCTCTCTCAAGATATCCGCAAAGCTCACGCAGCTTTGGCAGATACTCATTTGTTATAAAATCTTCGTTGTACTCAATCTTGTTATAGCAAATACGCTCTTTTTCTATCGGCGTAAAATAGTTACGGTATTCCTGTTCGGTCAGCGCATAGGATACGACATAAAGCTCTCTCGTTCCCATAGCGAACATTTCTACTTGCGCCTGTCTAAAGTATCCAGCCGTTACCTTAAAAGGCTTATCCGCCTTATGTGTCTTCACTTCATATATAACGCCATCTCTGTCACCGTCGTAATTGACGCGCAAGCGAAGCTCCGGTATAAGTATCTGATGATCCTTCCTACAGCCTATGCAGTCAAGTATCTTGTGCTCAAATGCGTTACCGCACTTCATCGCCTTTGTATTAAGGTCATTTGTCGTAAGTCCGAGCTTCACGAGCCACCACTTTTTGAATGATGCAGTATTTCTGTTACCGATAACATACGATGTATCGCTTGCACCGAACCAACCCGAACGGTCTTTGCTCGTAATCATAATGTCCTGAGGAAGCCTTCAAAGTTATACAGCTTCGTGTAATATTTCAGAAGCATTCTCACATCTTCCGCATCGCCGACACCCGTCTTCTTTCCTATCTCTTCAAGCGTCATATCGCCGTCAAGCTTAACTGTTATAAGCCTCTCAACACGCTCTTTAATTTTGAGTATGTCATGGAAGTACAGATTTTCGCTGTCATCTTTCGGCTGTGTTGTTTCGTCGTCTGAAACCCAAAGTCCAAATCCAAGCCCCGTTCTGATTGCAACACCCTTTACGAATGCTCTCGCTTGTGCATTCGATACACGGAGTTGATTTATCGTATCTTCGCGCACCACATACACACCGTTCAAAAGCGGGTAGTTCTGCACAAATTCAAGATCGTCAATCACAATCTTTACCCTTACTTCAAAGCACCTGTTTCTGTTCCCTTTACCATCAACAAATGTGTCGTTTGTCATAAACACAGTAGAGCCTGTTCTCTCATCTATCAGTGGCTCATAATACACAACATTTGCCCCATGTTCATGAAGCAAGTCCTTACACTTCGCCCAATTAAGATATGGCACCTCTATCTTTTTTCCTTCCTCATCTGCTGTTTTGCGCTTCTCGCAAAACGGGAGCACGTCTATTTTTCTGAGTTCGCTGTACGGTTTTAACATATTGCACCTCCTACCATTCACTTACTCTGTCGCAGAGTATGTCTTTCGCTTTTTCCCTATCAACTTCAAGCATATGCTGGATATTATCAAGCGCCATTGAAAGAGCCGCGTCGATAATGCTTGCGCACACATCGCAGTTGTCACCGTAGTGCTCTACGGGCTCGCCGCATATAGGACACTTCGGCAGCTCCTCTTCCGCCATATGCGATTCACAGTAGTTGTAATAGTTTTCTGCGTCCCTTACACGGTCGTTACTCATAAACATCATTTTGCTATCTCCTTAAAAAAATCATCTAATACTTTCTCAAACACAGGGTTCACTTGCATACCTTTCTCTTTTGTGATACAATCACATTGATGTTTTTCATTAGGGGCGCACGCGACTTCCTCTTTAATGCTGTGCGCTCTTTTAATTTTGATTTCTATTACTATCATTTATCCTATCCTCCTGTATACCGCTACCCGCCGATTTGTAGTGTTATCATATGCCTTTTCCATTACTTCGACCTTGCCTGCCCTTACAAGCTCTGTCAGCCTCGGCTTCACAGCATTTAAATCTGAAAATCCGAGCTTATATGCTATCTGCCTTGCCGTCATCGGCTGTGTCAATACTGACAGTATCAGCTTGTAACGCTTTTGTCTCGGTGTTGTTATATAACTTTCAAACCTTGTCTGCTTTGTTATCTCGTTCACTTTCAATTCTCTCCTTTATTTCAAGTACATCTTTTGCATACTCACTCACCTCACCTTTATAGCTGCCGCGATTATATGCAGTCAGTGCTGCACCGATGTCACCGTCGTACCGTTCTATACACTCCGCCAAGATATCAACCCCGACCGAGATATTTTCATACGGATTAAGCAAATCTGTCACGCCCAGCCTGTCTATTCTCGCTATATGCCAGCGCGGCTGCACCTGCATAATCCCTATGCTGTCCCCACCATCGCCGATTGCTGTTTCGTTGTAGCTGCTTTCCTTTTCGATGATTGCGATTATCAGCGCTGGCTCAATGCCATAATAATCGCTGACATTAAATATGTAGCGCTGTACTTCGGCGCTTAGAGGCACATCATACAGCGGACGCTGCTCTCGGTACTCCGCCACCACTTCAGCCGCAGGCGGCTCTTCGGGCTTGTCCGTAAGGCGCTCGATTGGCGACGGCATAAGTACCGCGGCGATGAGCCCTGCCGCTATGATTGTCTTTGTTCCTCGGTCACACTTCAATGTTTTCATCTTCTTCGCTCCCTGTAAAGCGGTGTGATTTTCCAATATCGCTCAGTGCATCAGCAGCAATCCTCAATGTCCTATATTCGTCCAAATTGAGAAACACGCCTACAACTTTTCCTGTAAGCTCGTTACCGCCCGTAAATTTCTTCACATCTTTCTCGCTTATCATCATTCCGCCTGACATACAGGTCATCTTTTGCAGACCGAGGCAATTCTTTACCAAAATTTTTGTCCCCGCCTCGAACGCTTCCGCTTCATATATACTTGGCAGCTCAAAAGCATACTCTTTTGGTGTGTTGTCGTGCCTTGCCATCACAATTCCTACTCTTTTCATTTTATTTTCTCCTTTCATCTTCCCCGACACGGCCACGCCTCGCGGCACCCTTGATTAAGCCTTACCAACTGAGCTATGTCATTCCGAAAAACACAAATTCCATCAAAACTTTCTTATATCTTAAAAAGGAGTGGATGCCGCGGGGTGCAGCCGTATCGTATTCATTAACTTATCTTCTTTGTGCTTTCAGCCATTCGTCAAATTCGCTTTTGACTACCTTGTACGGCTGACCTTTTTTTCTCGGAAGCACAGGACAGCCTCTTGTGTTTAGGTAGCGCACAGCTTCACGCTGACTGAATCCATAGATTTCGCGAATCTCGCTGAAAGTGATTATGTCGTCTTTTCCCATTCTGTTGCTCCTTTCTTAAACTTAAAGTTTAATTGCTTGGCAAAAAAATATTATCTTCACTTATCCCAACTATGTCACAATACACTCTCAGCTGCGCCGATTTTGGAATCACTCTCCCTTTTTCCCAATTAACAATAGTCTGTTTATTGAGTTTCATTTCACGCGCAACATCTTCCTGTGTAAGTCCCGCGTTAACTCTGGCTGCTGCCAATGAAATTTGAAATTTCTCTTTCATTTCTCTGCCTCCTTTCTTTGAGATGATTTTATTATAGTTCAACTTTAAGTTTATGTCAACACTAAAAGTTTATTTTTTTATATTTTTGTATTGATTTTTTTCAACTTATAATTTAAAATGATATTACACACTTGAAAGCGAGATTTTAATATGAACGAAAAGGATTTTAACAAAGTTTTTTCAGAAAATCTAAATCACTACCTGCAAAAAAACAATATGAGCCAAAGTGAACTTGCAAAGAAATTAAGTGTAAGTGATACGTCAGTAATGTATTGGTGCAAGGGAATAAAAACGCCTCGTATGGATAAGGTTGATAAAATGTGTAGTATTTTTCATATCAACCGATCCGACTTAATGAATGAGAAAAACGATTCTTCCAAAAGCAAACCGCATATAAAAGGCGTCCGCATCCCTGTTTTAGGTTACGTCCGCGCAGGCATACCTATCGACGCCGTTGAGGAAATCCTTGACTATGAAGAAATACACCCTGATATGGCTGCCTCCGGTGATTATTTCGCACTCAAAGTAAAGGGAGACTCAATGGAACCGCGAATCACTGCGGGCGATGTTGTAATCGTCCGCGAGCAGCCTGATGTCGAATCGGGAGAAGTCGCCATCGTCCTTGTAAACGGTGACGAGGGCACAGTAAAAAAGCTGATGAAATACGAAAACGGCAGTATTGCTCTCGTAGCTTTTAACCCCGCCTATCAACCTATGGTCTTTACGCCCGAAGAAGTTGAGAATCTGCCTGTTCGTGTAATTGGTAAAGTTGTAGAGTTAAGAGGAAAGTTTTAATTTGAATTTAACATTGAAAGAAAGGTTCAAAAATGAGTAATTCGATTAAAAAGAGTAAGAGATTTTATATTTTATTATCGCTCTATTTATTACTTTTTGTCTTGGCTTGTCTTGTTCCCCCAATGCAGATATATGTTTCTGAAAATCTTTCATCTGAGCAATTTAAGCTCGGCACAATATATACATTCATCTGGAACACAGGAACACATCGCGGCGGATACGATCAGCATACTGGCAAAGAGGTAGATCTTGCTCCTGAAGATGCAAAACCCGTAACAGTCTCGCACGATGTCACAGACACTCGCACAATTTCAGAAATACTTGATGATCGAGAGGCTGAATTGATTCTTGAAGCAGAAACATACAATGTATATACCGAAGAAGAAATCGAAGAAAAGCAGTATGACGAAGCATTAGAATATTTTGAGAATGGTACGATGCCGATGTATATAACAAATTATGAAAGTCGACAAATTGAACACGGAGCTACACTCAGCGAAATGATGCAGAGAAGAATTGACAATTACATAGTTGCGCACACACCCGAATCAAGCGTCATAAATGTGTTTTATGAATATAAACTCAATTTAATGATTTTATCTATCGAATTATTAGCACTTACGGTGTTTTTTGGTGGATTGATATATATGAGTAAGCGCATTTGCATTAAATAAAAAACAAACGCCCCTGTTGGCGCAGGAGCGAATGTCTAAATGTGTAATGTGTTTTTTAGAAAGGAGGGATTTTTTGAGCTTTGCAGAAGAATTTAAAAAAATTTCTAAACAACCATACTTTCATAATATTATGCCTATAGACAATATTCCATCGGTAATTGCTCACGGTATATTATCACATAATAATGCTATAAAGTTCCAGCATACATCAATCGCCATGCAAGATGTGCAAGAAAAACGTGATTGCACCATTGTACCAAACGGGCTCCCTTTGCACGATTATGCTAATGTATATTTTGATGCACGCAATCCAATGATGTATAAACGCAGACAATATGCAAAAGATTTATGTGTACTCTGTATTTCACCAGACATACTGGATCTTGATGGCGTTGTTGTATCTGATATGAATGCCGCTGCACTTGCAGTCCGTTTTCTTTCACCAGCAGAGATGACAAACAACCTTGATTTTGATATAATATATATAAAAGATTGGAATGATCCTAATATATACATAAAGCATGAATATAGTAAGAAAAAATGCGCTGAAGTTTTAGTTCCGAATGGTATATCGTTTGATTATGTATTTGGTGCATATGTTTCAAACAAAAATAATGCAAACCGTTTGACAGAACTCGGATTCAATAAAGAAATTCGCTATTATCCCGATATATTTTTTAATTACGGAGGTTAGAATTATGTTAATCAAAATAGGAAATATTTTTGAAAGTACTGCTTCTACCAAAGTTAATACAGTAAATTGTGTTGGTGTTATGGGAAAAGGAATCGCCCTTGATTTCAAGCGTCAATACCCTGACATGTATAAACAATATGTTCAATTATGTAAGGCTGGTAAAGTACATCCAGGCGAACCATATTATTATCAAGATTTGTTAGGTAATTCAATAATAAACTTTCCAACAAAGCAGCATTGGCGTTCTCCTTCAAAATTGTCTTACATCGTAAAAGGATTAAAATGGTTTCGTGATAACTATGAAGCGATTGGAATTACATCCGTAGCATTTCCCCCACTCGGATGTGGTAATGGTGGCTTAAACTGGGAGTTAGTAGGTCCCATAATGTATCGATATTTAAAAGATCTTCCTATTGATATAGAAATTTATGCACCTTACGGAACAAAAAGTGAACAACTCGCACTTTCTTATTTAGAAGAAAATTTAATTCATTCTCCTAAAGAAGTTTTAGGTGCGCAATCAATCAAATTTAATAGAAATTGGTTACTAATTCTTAAAGCGATAAACCAAATAAATGAAGGAACGCATGTACTTCATGTTGGCAGAACTATAATGCAAAAACTCTGTTATATTTTAACCCTTTGTGGCGTTAAAACCGGCTTTGTTTTTGATAAAGGTATGTACGGTCCTTATTGCAAAGATGTTGAAAACGCTATCACGGCTTTTGCAAACGCCAATCTAATTACCGAAGCAAATACTGGCAGAATGATTGAAATGAAAGTTACTGGAAATTTTAATTTTAACCCTTTAGAATTTTCATCATCAGATTTATGTGCTGTTGATAAAACCGTGGATCTCTTTGCACGCATACGCAATACAGATCAGGCTGAACTTTTTTCAACAATAATTTTCACATACAATACACTTGCAAGTAATTCAAATTCTGTTACAGAGCTCGATATTTTAGACTATATTCAAAATTGGAAGCCTAAATGGAAAACCGATAAAGTAATAGAATTACCCGATGCTATACGCACATTAGCTATATTACAATGGATTTTTCCTCTTTATAGTGAAGATTTAATGGTGTCTGAAGAATTATTATTATCGTAGAAAACAAACGCCCCCTGCGCCAACAGGGAGCGAATGTAAAGGCTGTAATGCTACAACCAAAGAAACAAATATATTGTACCATTACAGCCCGAAAATGTCAATATTCGGGCATTTTTATGCCTTTTTTTCAGAAAGGAGTAGGTACAATGGCAAAAGCAAAGAAACTTCCGTCCGGTGCTTGGCGCGTCCAAGTGTATTCGCATACGGAAATTATAAACGGAAAAGAGAAACGAATATACAAGTCTTTTACATCAAACTTAAAAGAATCCGCAGAGCTTATGGCGGCCGAATTTTTATTAAAAAAGAAAACAAGCCACAATCCTTTGCATAAGGATAATATATTGCTCCGCAGCGCTATTGACAATTACATAACAGCAAATATCGGCATACTGTCCCCTACTACTATTAACTCATACAAGAAAATCAAAGAATTTGCATTTCAGGAACTCCTTGATTGCAATATATACGATATAACAAAGAATGATCTTCAGCTTGCAGTATCGAAGGAATCGCAGAGAAAAGCGCTACGTACAGGTAAGGTATTATCTCCAAAAACGGTAAAGAATGAATACGGTTTGATATCCGCCGTACTCAAATACTATGACATATATTTTAATATCAACCTTCCAAAATCACCTGCAAAGTTTATCGAGCTTCCACCTGCTGAGACTGTACTCAATACTATACACAACACTTGGATTGAACTTCCCGCTATTCTCGCCTGTTGGCTCTCGCTCTCTATGTCTGAAATCCGCGGTATAAAATGCTCATCAATACGAAACGGAACACTTTATATTGAAAATGTGCTCATTGATGCCGAGACTAAAAATATAAGCAAAGCAACAGGAAAAGCCGAGGCGCGCATTCGCAAACATAGAATACCGCCGTACATAATGGACCTTATCAAGCAGGAAGAAAGCTATAAGCAGTATAAATTAAAAGGAAAGGACGATTACCTTATACAACTTACATATGCGCAGATTTATAGCAGGTTCAAAAGAATAATGAAACAAGCGGGATATGATATGTCATTTCATCAGCTCCGGCACCTGAACGCTTCTGTAATGCTGCTTCTGAATGTACCTGAAAAATATGCAATGGAGCGCGGCGGCTGGAAAACACCTCACACAATGAAGCGTGTATATCAGCATACATTCAGCGATGAACGCGAAAGAGTTGACGATGTAATAGATAACTTCTTTGAGACAATAATATCAGAATAAATGCAACACAAAATACAACACGGAATTTATAATCATTGAAATTTCAACGATTATAAGCTAAGCGTATATGTTCGAATCCCACCAACTCCGCCAACAAAGCCTTGAAAACACGATGCTTTCAAGGCTTTTATTTACATAATGGTTGTTTTATAGATGCTATAATTTATAACAAATCATAGCGCAGCTCCTCAATTTATAATATCCGTATAATGCACACTATACCAATACAGGCAGCGATTTGAGAAACTCCTCGGCATTACGGTAATGCACGCCGTTTTCTGTCTCTGCATTTTTACCGAGATACAATACATACTTACCGTCAATCCTGCCGAATCGCTTTTCTGCAAGCATACTTTTTTCTTCATCAAGCAGATGCTTTGCCTGCTCGGACACAATCGTCCTGTTATGCTTTATTTCATATATGCGGCAATTGTCTTCTTTTTTATCGTATATGACCATATCAAATTCTCCGCGGTCAAATTGCAGTTTAAATACTTTATATCTGTTGCTGAGTGCTTTTGAAGTTTCGAGTAAAACAATATCCTCCAACATTCTTCCTCGTACTTCTTCCAGTATGCGTTCACATACAAGTTGTTTTGTCTTTTCACTCTGCATTAAGAATATTTCGTCTCGGAGCAATGAAAATACTAGGGCCTGCGCCTGGCAATATCGCATACCCGGCTGTGTAAAAATAATATGTTCAAGAGATTTAAGTCCCGGCATTCCCATTTCAAGCGGACAATCTTCAATTAAATCAAGCGCTTTAAGATACTCTTTTATCTCGGTAATATGCTCATTTCTTATTCTTATTGACTGTTCATCAATGTTTATTATTTCCAGTATACTCATAAGACGTTCTGTTATTTCTTTGGTATCTATATTATCTAAAATATCTGTACGTTTATAAGTATTTTTTTCGTTTCTGAGATTCTTTGCACTCATCCCCAGATCTGATGAAACAAAATCCTTTGTAAGTATTTCTAGTACAAAACGATGATTCATATCTTCTATAATTCTGTTTATCGCCCCTGTAAGTTCTCCTGCTTCATAAAGATCATAAAGATGCCTAAAATGTCCTCCTCCCTGATAATAGGCAAGGGAATTTTGAATATTTCTGCATATCGCCGTATCTATGTAGCGTCTTGTACTTTCATCATCGCGGAACGAAGCATCGTCGCTCATAAGTTCAGTATCGTCAAATGCAGTTTCTCCGGCACGCAATGTGCCGCCGTATCTTATATACTCATCTATGCTGTTTATACCAAGCACTCTACTGTATTCTCTATATGGAATAAATGTAGTATGGATCAATTTTGCACGATCATAGAGCTCATCGTCCATAGCAAACCAAAAACCGAGAGAATCGGTACCAGAAAGCACTATTTTCATGCCCATTGCAGCAAATACATCGGAAAACAATGCCGCCGAATCTATAAAATCCGCAAGCAATGTTACTTCATCAATAAATATATAGCGAAACCCCTCTTCGTACAACTTTTTTAAATCACGATTCATCATTGCCATTGTATCAGTTTTACGTCCTTTTATATATGCTGCTTTTTTTAAATCTTCGTCTGACATATCTGCTATCGCCTGTCGCAAAAGTGTAGTTTTTCCGGTTCTTCTGAGACCGTATACAAGGCACACCCTGTCTCTTTCACTACTGTATAAAAACTCTTTAAGTTTCTCATAACAATCGCGTTTTTCCCACCCGAAAACCGCCATTTCGGAAAGTCCTATACCAATATTTACATTTGTTTCAAATATAAGATTTTTTGTTCGTGTTTTTTCTGTTCTCGGCACGAGTTTTTTCATCTCACGCAACTGAGCCTCTAGTCCTTTTCTGCGCGCTATTTTTTTTGCAAGTGGAGCCACTTCATTTTCTTTAAGATAAAGTGCAGTCTTCTTCCCGTTTTCACTCCACTGGTGATATGGATAACGTTTGCCTGATACCGTTTTATATGTTATATATCCTTTTGGTAGTTCCGCGATTTGCATTTCAAGAGATTTAATGTTTTCCATAAGTTTTATTCTCTTATCCATATTTCACCTCCGTTTTTATTATACTCATTATACCCTTTTTTATCCCCTTAGTCAATGGAGATAATGGGGATATTTTTGTAATAATTATGTAGCAAAATATATGTCGAAGTTTGTGGTATAATGTTATGCGGAGGTATCAATATGACAATCAAAGAATCGACAAATAACGAGGAATACCTATACTGCCAAGTGCAGTTCCAAGGCATTCAACGTACATATTTTTATATATCCGATGATCCTGCAATCTGCATAGGTGACTTTGTATCTGTACCTTTTGGAAAGAACAATATCGAAACCACAGGAAAAGTGCGTTCGGTTGCCGTACATTCCGCAGAACACACACCATATCCGCCTCATCTTACAAAACACATTATATGTAAAACTACCCGCCCTGCAGAATGGAACGAAAGAGATATTAAACTGGAAAGGACTCAGGAATATCAACCAATAGACCCGTCTTCCGTAACATCGGGAATACCTTCCGTATCCTCCTCTCCTGCCATATGGGAAGCATCTGAAATAGCTCAGGACAGCAGCTCAGACCCATACGATAAATATCTTAAAAACTATATAGCGAAAACAAAAAAACAAAAAAAATATTCGCCACGTACAAAGGCGATTGCAGTGCTTACAAGCGTAGTTGTTCTTATCGGTGCTTTTTCGACGCATCACTTCGTCCGCGATTATAAATATGAAAACGCTATAAAAGAGCTTGAGCACGAAAACTATGCCGCTGCTTATGAACAATTTACCATACTAAAAAACTACCGCGACGCAAATGAGCTTGCTGTCTTCTGTAGATACACAGATCTATACAAAACAAGCAATACATATGCAGGCGGAGAAAACGAGCTTGCAGAAATTACTCTCAAATATGAAAAATCTTTTCAAAATGATGTGGACGCTCTGGAAGAACGTGTTGCGATACTTGCAAGTGAAAAGCGCATAGCTGATGAAGCAGAACGCGAACGTCTGCGAGCTGAAGCCGAAACTGAAAATAAAGAAAAGTACGGCGGCGAACTTCCCGCAGAAGGTATGCCCGTAAACTGTCTCAAATATACAGTACTCGGTGCTCCCGACAGAACAGAAAAATGTGAAAACTACGATATGCTCGAAGGTGAGCACAAACGCAAGTCACTTTACTGGTATGATGATGACGGCACACTCGTGGCTTCAGGCATATCTTTCAGACTTGAAAACGATACGGAAGAAATGCTTTACGGATTCGATTATTATGGAGATCCGATAGAATTTGAAGATGATGAAAATCGTGAATGGTCACAAAACAACAATTAA